GTATGAGCCATTTAAAACAGGATTAATTTCACTTTCAAGATCAATCTGTGAACCGACTTGTGTTACCGAGTCAAACAACATTGTAACTTTTACACCGTTTTCAGTACCTTCTGGTATTCCAATCATGCCTGTATTTTTATTTAACACTCTGACAGTTGCGCCAACCTTTGGCACCCCCGAAGGTTTAATGTATAAAATGCCATTATCTTGATAAACGTCCGCGCTTGCTAATTCAGCTAATTTTTTTATCTGTGCTTCTGGTGATCCCGTAAAGCTGTAGTTGGCAATGTTACGATCAGTTACTTCAAACGACATTCCTAAACCGTTTTCACTCGCCACACTTGCAGCTATGCTTGATAGCTTTGATGTCGCTGGGGCGCTTGTTGAAATTATACGTCCTTTATTAAACTGGCCAGTAACGCATCTAATAACGATACCAAGATCAGGCTTTTGAGTTGGTGCAACTCTGAAAATATCGCCAGTGTATAAAGTGGTGGTTCCGTATGACTCGCGGCCAACCTCAAGAACAACGCTTTTTTTAACGTTGCTTTTATTGAACGGATTGGCTACGCGCATTAAATACTCGCGAGTAGCTTTATTAATATTCAATATAGTTATCGTTGCTTGACCTTGGTTTGGCGAAGTGAACTTAACACCCTTTGCATAAATGGCTAAATCTTCATACCACTTGATATTGCCACCAACTTCAATGCCCAGCCTTACTATTCTAGGATCGATCATCTAAGCGCCTCAAGCTCTTCTTGAGAGGCATAAATTAAGAATTGAGTTATTTCAAAGCTTGTGTAATCAGCCACTTCGTTATCAGGTATGACAAATGCAAAGTTACCATCTTCCATATATTTATAAGGTAGCAATGGCTCACCGTTAACTATACGAAAACCAGTTTCTAAAATAGTTTCACCGTCGCGAGAAATTCCGTAAACCATAAAATCGCCAGTATCTTTTATTTGTATCTCATAGCGTCGGCTATCAAGCGTGATGATTATTTCTTGGCTTGGTATGGCTTGAAGTGTTATTGATTGAGTCATTCAAAAAGCCCCGCTATTTTTTGCGCAGTCGTGCGCGTATCTTCTTTAGGAAGTTGCTCGCCACGGTTTGTGGTGTCAGCATCGGCAGGATCGGCAACATCAGAAACGGCCAATTGTTCAGTAACAACATTTCCAACTCTTTGCTCCTCAAAATCAATTATCATTGAAACGGTATCGAATACAGCCGCGCTTTCCTCGCTGGGGTAAGCCTCTATATACATATTATTATAAATAGCCGTACGCGTCTGTATGCTTAGTTTTGTACTATCATCACTAGCACTTTGAATGCTTTTATAAACTTCCTGGTAATCGTTACTATCAAGTATTAAAGCAATTGAAATTCTTGTTTGGTTCCTGATTTTATTATCAGAAACAACTGAACCATCTTCAATAATATGTTGAGCATAAGTATTAGTTGGCGCTACTGATAGCTTTAATATTTTAGCAGTATCAAAAAGCTGAGCGCCGTTTTCGTCTAGTATTGCAGTTACGTCCATTAGTAAGCCTCTGCATCATCAAGTTGGCCCACAGCCATTTGTATTTGGTCGTTCAAGCTTGAGCCTATAGCGTTGGCTACGCTTTGTGCGTCAGTTGCTTGCGTGTTAACTGTCGTGCCTCCTACGTTTATATTATTGTTTCGACTGATAGATTGCTGGCTATTAACGATTGACGCGCTAGTCTGCCCGTTTAGCGGGTTGCTATTGATTGCACCAGTAACGGTGATCGCCTTGTTTACGTTGGCGTTTACTTCATCGTCCTCAATTCCGAAGAATGATTTAACGCCGCTAAAAGCCTCGTCGAATGAATCTCCGATTTCAGGTATTACATTAAGCGCATCGTTAACCATATCTTTGATGCTTTGGCCTAGTTTGTTGATCGTTTCTACTGGTGATAAAAACAAATCAGTCAACCAGTCAAACACAGCACCAAGCGTTCTAATTTGAAACTTTACAGCGTTAATGACTGCATCAACAATAGTCCCAAACCATTCGTATTTTTTCGCTAAGTCACCTATGTAAGACTCTTGCCCGCCAAGGTATGCGACAACATCCTCATAAAGAATGGCGAACGCAGCACCTACAGCGGCTATTGCAGCACCGATAATAAGGAATGGAGCAGCAGCAGCTAAGGTTGCAGCGGCCGCGCTTGCCATAGCTGGTAGGTATACAGCAGCGACAACACCAGCAACAGCGATGAAAAACCCACTAACTAGCGTTTGATTTTTCCTAATCCAATCAACTATAACCTCAAAGCCTTCAAGCATCGAAGTCAGCAACGGTAAAATAGTTGTGCCCGCGCTAGTGAATAGGTTTGCAAATACTTGTTTGCTATCGTCGAGTGCATCATTGAATTTTGCTGCGGCTAAGTAATCTTCTTGAGTGGCTACACCTAATTCTTTTTGACGCCCCACCAATTCCTCAACTGCTACTCGACCTTGTTGTAATAGCATTATTGTGCCTTGGTCTAAACCTAGCTTTTGACCAAAGCCAACGGCCTCAGCCTTGCTTAAATTTTGGAATGAGTCGGCAAGCTCTGGCAGCACATCAAATGCACTTCTGATTTTACCGCCAGCATCTAAAGCGTTAATGCCTAAGCGTGCAAATATTTCCGCAGACTCACCGCCACCGGTTAAGCTAATATCTGTAAGCTGGCTGTTAAGGCCCTGTAACGACCCTCTAAAACTGGCAGCGTCACCACCTGAGCGTTTAACAGCTTCACCCCATGCTCCAACCTCTTCAATATTTAAACCTAGCGTTTCGCTAAACTTACCGATTTCATCTGTTGCCAATGCTTGTGATGTTAGCCCAGCAAATAAACCGGTAACCGCGACAAGACCAGCCGCCGCAGTTACAAGCCCTTCTGATAGCCCGAAAAAGCTAGTCGCGCTTTCATCAACAGAAGTCCCAAGATCGTCAAATGAGCCAGTAGCATCATTGGCATTGTTTTCTGTGTTGCCTAAGCTTTTATTTACGTCGTCAATTTCACGCTTTGCTTTTTCTGCATCAGTCTCAAAAAGAATACCGAATGTGCTTAATAGACTCATTATTTCGCCTTTTGTTTCTTCTGATACTCAATTGATAAGTGTTCGTTTATTTTCGGTATCATAATGCACTCATACATATCGAGCGCATCTTCGTAATCATAAACGGATCTTAATTCAATTAAGGTTGCTTGTTTTTCGCTGATAATTGCGCCGAGAAGCGGTTCAACATTGACATAAGACGTTCGGGGAGCGTCTGATTGAATTTCGCCAATGCGCCTGACAGCTTTTCGGGACTGAAAAAATTTGTATTATATTTCACCATTTCAAGCTCAAGCTTGACCAGCATTTCCCAATCTAAAATATGAGAGTTTAATATCGCTTCGTTACTTAAACGAACCCAAGAACCATCGGCAGCTTTAACGTCAACGTAGCTCATTAGCATGTGCATAAGCTTTTCGTTAGATTGGTAGTTGCCTACTTTTGGCGCTGCGGTCGGTATGTACTGAGTAAATATTTCACGGCCACGGCTAGCGGGTACGCGAGAAATTCTGAATGTTTTCACTTCATCATCAATAGATTTTAAAGTGACTTCTTGAGGCTTTATTAATGGGATATTTGACATAGTTACACCTTTCTATGTATCACCGAAAAAAGAATTACTAACAGAGTCCGGTGCGACCTTTTCGGCTCTAGCTGCCTAGTTAGTAATTATAAGGTTAAATGTCTAACACAGCATCAGGTGATGGCGTGAATTGCATTTTAGCAAAGCGTAACTTGTACGCCGCTGTTTTTATTCTACCAGAACTTGCCATAGAAGTAGCAGGAGTTCCGCTAATCATTTTACCACCAGTCAGTGTAAGCGTTGAACCGTCAGGCGCAATACGAACAACTGTGATTTGGTCACGCGCTGGAAGCTTACCCTTTTCAGGTCGATTAGCCTCAAAGATAGTTCCCATAGTTAAATGACTTGGCGTGTTTGGTATTAAGTTTATTGCTAGCTCAATAGGTGAAGCAACAGACCATGAAGCTGCATCGCCATTTACACCTAAAACCATATCGGCAATAGTTTGTTCTGGTAAATCCATTCCATCGGCATCATCAGCAAAGTGCGTGATCGGCTGAGGGCCTGGCAATGTGTTGCTGGCTGTAACGGTTGCAACGGTTCCGAATATCGATAAATCAGGCATTACAAACCCCTTAGATTAAAATGTGGCGACCGACAACACTGTCAACAGCGTCACGTTTCGCATAAATTAAAGTATAGTCGATGTAGTATTCAGTTACACCTTCATTTACTTCTTGCTCGATCTTAGCTTCAAACCAATAACCTTTACTTGCAACATCACGATAAGCTGTAGTGTTACCTGATATTTGGTTAATGTATTGAATTTGAGTGTTAGTTAAAACCTTGCCTTGAGCAATAGAGCCATTGGCAACGGCTTTGCCTACCGTGTCTGCAATGTAAGACATGGCAATTGCCTTACCTGAATCATCAGCGCCAACAATTGGAAGTGCTAAAAACATGTTTAAGAAACCAGCTTTCAAGTCTGACTTCAACCATTGCTCATTAGCGTATACGCCCATCTTAACGCCATCCATTAACGTGCCGCGTTGGTAGAAGCTAATTTGATTGCCAGCCTCTTGCGTTTGGCCGTAGTAGTTAATGCGTGCAGAGTCTAATGAATTAGATAAAGTCGTAGTTGTTACCGTTGCCGATAAGCTGCCGTTTTGCACATACATGTAATTAGCAGCAGCAGAGTTGCTTGTAAAGTCTTGGCTTGCTAGTAAAGCACATGGAAGCATTTCTTGATACTCACCATCAAGTTTCACAGTCACACCACAACCAGCATAGCCAAGCAACTCAGCAGAGTAAGTAGCGTAGTCTGCAATATTGCAAGATGTATGATATTGAAACTCGTTGTTACGTGTTGCATTCCACGCTGCAGCTTCTGCTTTTTGGTCAAGCGTTGGAGATGACTCGTAAGTAAATACGAATGAACCAAAATCATTTGTTAGTTCAGCAGAGTTTGCTAGAACTTCCGTTACTGACTCAGCTAAAACACCATTACTAAACGTTGCCAAAGCATTCCAACCAATAGCCGCCAATACATCAAGCTCACCAGTGATAGAAATTTCACCATCAGCAGTTCCGTTTGTATCTAAGTTAAACTGCGTATTGGTTGCATTGTAAGAAACCGTAGCAGCATCTAAACCGCCACCAGCTTGTATTTTGGTTTGCAATTCTGTTGCAACGTCTGCATAGCTAGTTGCCGAACTTAAATCCACTGTAACCACGCTTGGAACGCCAGCTAAAGTGACGGTAAATGTACCCGCTGTAATTGCGTTTAACTCTGCAAGCGTACCAGCTTTAGTGCCAAACACTTGCGCAGACGTATCAGTCTTAGCCCAGCGAGCAAAAGTAATGTTGCTAGGTGACGTAATAGCTTTTGAAATAAAGCTAAAGTAAAAAGATGCGCGTTTGTATTCTTCCGAGTCAGCACCAAAATATGATAGTACCGAATCAGAATCGCTAAATTTTAAAACCGACCCAGTTGGGACTAGTTCATTGATAGTAAAAATACGACATAGTAATTCGCGTGCGCTAACCGATGCAGCCCCGCCAATACCAGACGTAATACTTATATACTTATTGGAGTTTATAGCCATAGTTTATACACCATAGTTGTTTGTAGTAACCCCAGTAATGTCGGGGATCTCGTTTCCGTAATCGTGCTGGTAGTTAACAGTTAAATCAAATGAGGGTGCCGATTCATGGCGCTCTTTATCATTAATAAAATAACTTGGTCTAACATCGGTTACACGTTCAATATTAACACCCTTTGCACGTAAATTCCTTATGCTATTGTAACTTTGCAATAAGTCTGCGGCAATGTTGGCAATATCAGAGGGTAACAGGGCGTTAACGTCGCTTTCATCGAAAGGCGCTAGGCAATCAAATTGAAAGGTAGCCCGCTTTAATCTTTGCTCAATTCTAGTTTGACCTACGTACTTTAAACCACCGCCAACCTGTGGATTGGTTATGCGATGAATAACAATTACTCGTTGCTCAGTAGCCGCTTGCTGTGTCGGCTGGTATGACCTAGAAACTTCAACGTCACTTAAGTCATGTGCTGAATAGTTAGCTAGTAGGCTAAGCAACTCTGAGCGTATGGAGATCATCAATTCATTATCAAGCATCAGACACCCTCACGCATAAAACGCTATTCCATGAACCTGAATTACTCCAGTCCATGTTAGGCATAGCTTTGTAAACACCGTCTTTCCATATTATTTGATCTGCATTTTCAGTACGACTCAGCACGTCGATCAATTCAACGTCAAAAATCTTAATGTAAAGCTTTGAAAAGTCTAAACCTAAATGTTCGTACTTGCTGCGGCTAACAGGTTGCACACTTCCGCTACGATCTTCTGGCTCTGCGTACGAGTCAATTTTAAAACCCGCTTCGTTAGTGGTTTTACCTAGCCATTTTTTAATCTGGTATTGCTGTTTGCCTATTACTGATTGAGTAGCGGCCAGTAAATTTATATTAAAGTTGTTCATTCTTCACCGCCGATATTATAAGTCAATGTGCCAATCATAATGCCAGTGTCATTTAGTGGAGTTGTATTAGATGATGGTGCACCCAATTGACCTGCGCTAGTTTCGCCCTTACTAACCGCATCAGCAACAGCACCAACTAGCGAGCCGTTGACTGTGTAGCCATCGTCACGAAGCTTTCTAAGCGCTAATGTAACAGGTGATAAGGCTTGATGAGTGCTATTAATGGCGTTTTTAATATCAGCCTGTACCGTTAAGCCTAGGCCGTTAAAAATATTATCAACAGTCACATCGCCTTCTAGTGCAGCCTTAAAACCATCCTCTACCAATGAGCTCCACTTGTTAGTGTTGTCGTCAATAGCTGGTCTAAAGAATGGTCTAGGCGGTGAAGAGGTTGTTCCGTACTCTTGCCAAAAAGCAACTTGAGCAACGGGCAAGCCTTCTTTGTAATTGGCAGATGAAAACCAGCCTACTTGAAGCTTTTTATCATCCACCGAACCCAAAGACTTGCTTAGGTTTTTAAGTGCGGTTAGATCGACCTTGACCCTACTCACCATCAATAACAACGCAAAAGATGGGTATAAATGTTTTAAACCCAAATAAAATTAGTGGTGTATTGATTAATCTTATTAACCACATATGCTTAACTTTAATTTTAACTTTTATTCCACCAATCAAAACATACCCCCCACCTTTCTAAAGGCTCTTCGCTCTGGATTTCCACCAACGTAAAAACCGCCCACCGATTGCACATCAAGCAAGGCGATTAATTCACGGCCAAACGGCGAAGAGTTAAACCAGTAATGCCACTCATCATCAACAACAGGCGTAGCGAGTGAAACACTTACTTCACCCTCACTTGCCTGTGTGATAATGCCAACGTTGTTACCTGAATTAACTTGATCTCGAATATACAGCAAATGAGCTAGCATCGATTGCAACGCATACTCGCGACATGGTTCAGCAATCGTGCAGTTATTATCTGCAATGTAGCATTTACCGATTTCATATTGAGCATTCAACAACTCGTCAGGGTATGTAGCTTCGTCAGCGTATAAGGAAAAGCTAGCTCTAAATGTTTGTATATTGAGAACAGTCATTTTAAATCCTTAGAATGAATCTGGCTGAGCTATTGCTCTAACCGCTGCCATAATGCCTTGCTGTAAATGAGTTTCAGCAATTGAAACCCAACGCTGATCTATTTCTTTGCGGCTACGCATTGCTGCAATAACAGTTTTAAGCCTTTGACCTTCGGCTTTAATGTCATTCATATCATTAACTTCTTGCTGGCTTAAATCACGATAGCCTTTGATTTTCTTATGTTGATTTTCCATACTTAATTACTCTTCAACAGGGCCAGTTTTAACTTCGGCTTTAGTCTTGGCTTTCATTTGCTCTTTAGTAAGTTGCGCAGACTTGTCCGCTTTAAGCTCTGCAGGCTCTTGGTCGATAGTAATAAAACCACGTTTAACGCGACGCATAAAACCTTTGTGAGCTTTTAAAATCTCAAGGTCTTCTGCGTTAACTTCGGTAACAGCCCATTTAGTATTGCGCTGCAACTTGTTTGACGCACTATAAGCAACGTTAGCACCACCTTTAACGATGATAGCTTTTTCAATCACGTTATTACTTTGTGATTTGTTACCTTCTTTTTCGCCTTTGTTTTCATACTTTGCAATCACAACATCGTTTGACGCTTGTGAATAGATTTTTGTTAATTTGTTTTTTGCTGGGGTTGCCATGCTATGCACCTTATTTGTTTATGAATATATAGAGTGTTTAGTTTACACCCTATTTTATTTTAAAGCCAATATTGCAAATAGAGCTTTACAATATTGCGAAAGTTCATTATTGTTGATTTAAATTAACAGCAAACACTAGGAAAACAAATGGCACTTTACTTTATCAGTAGCGCATGCGGGAAAGACACGCAGTCTGGAACCATTCAAACTGAAAACCCAATATCAACACACGAAGAGTACAACGACCTCATAAAAAACTACACAGAAAGGTTTAAGCGTGATTTCAACATACCAAAACACACACCAACTTGCATTACCTCGTTCAATAGGCTTGATTAATTTTAGGCAAAAAAAAGGGAGCAATTAAGCTCCCTTTCAGCACATATAACAGCAAATTAAATGTATCAACGTTTATAGTTTACACTTAACGGCTGATTGCATCAAGATTAGATGTCAGTATATCGGATAACAGCAAAAGGCCTTTTTGTGAACACGCCACAATAAGCCGCTGTGTATCCTTCAGTCGAACCGCCTTTCTCGTTTGGCACAGAACCCATTGCACGCATTTTAGCCGGCACAACTTGGATCATAGCTTCACCGCCGTCAGTGCCAGAGTTATCAACCGCCACTGCTTTAAGGTAGAAAACATTTTCACCAGCGTTAGCGCCTGTAAGTTGTGGAACAGTAACAACTTTAACCGTTGGGTAGTTTTCTTTTAACCACTCCATAGGTGTTTTACCGTTGCTGAATGAGCTATCAGAGCGAGTTAAGTACGAGTTGTACGCCAATGGAATTTCAAGGCTGATAGAGTTCATTGTCGGATCGATGTTACCGCCCGCTTGAACTTCTAATGCAGCTAGAGCCGTTGATAAATCGTTTACGATTTCTACAGCGTCTTTACTTGCCCATGTAGTGTCGCCACCTGAACCAGTTGAAACAGTCACGTAAGACGGCAAGCTAGGATCGTTTAAGTAACCGTAAGTTTTACCAGTACCAACGTTGAAACCGTTGAACGCGATATCGTTACGTAGGATTTCAAAACCTTCCGCTAGTGCAACACGCTTTTCATTTGACGGGCTAGTGCCAGTAGCCGCAGCGCGGGCGTCAGCTAACATTGCATGTTGAACACCTAATTCAAAGCGTACAACTTGTCGGCGTTCGTAAGTTTCGTTAAAAGATACTAGCGGCACGCCACCATGATCAGAATATAACTGCGGGTTAGCGGTATGTTCCATTGTTTTTAAAACAACTTCTTCTAAATGCCAATCACCGGCAGTAACAACCGGTGCAACTTGGTCTGCTTTACGCACAACCGTCATTACATTAACTACACCCGGTAAAAACTCTTGCAAGAATTGAACAGGCGTGCCGTTTGAAGGTGTTGTAACTGGTTGCGTAATACCAGCATCTAAAGCAACTCTGATAGCATTTTTATTAAAGCTGCGAGCGAATGAGTCACTAACAGATAAACCAAGCTTATCTAGTCGTTCAGGGCTACCAGCTAGGATTGCAGCATCTTGAGCAATGCCCGCTGTGTGCTCATTGTATTTGTATTTCAATTTTGTAGACATGTTTTAAATTCCTTAAGCCGCTGCGGTTGCAGTTGAACCAGCCATATCAAAGTAAATTTCACCAACACCGGCAGCAGTAACGTTTTGGCCTTTAACCAAACCACCAGGTAAACGAGTGTGACCAGCAGGAGCGGTATCAGCAGGTGCAGCCGTTGCAAGCTCGCCTGTTGTATCGCTAAAGTAAACAAAATCACCAACAGCAGCAGGAGCAGGAAGCGTTACGAATAGGTAACCACGCTCAGCTACTTCTACTTGAGTTTCGTTTAAGATAAATGCTTGAGCATCTAAAGTAGGGCGAACCGCTGTTTTAGGGCTTGATAAGATACCAGCAAAATTACCGTCAGCAGCAATGCCAACTTCGTAATCGTTATCGGCAACAGTAAACACAACGCGACCAACAACGTTACCCGCTTCGGTTGCAGAGTTTAAAATAGCGCCGCGTGTTTCCTGGTTGCCAGAGCGTGAAAACTCGCCTGGAATACCTGTGGCTAAAAATTCATTAGAGATAGATGATTGCATTATAAGCCCGCCTTATCTAGTGCATCTGATTTTGTAGGCTCTTGGCTATCTAAAGCGTTGCCACGATCTACGGTGAAAGTTGGTGCTTGACGCGCTGCAAGCACACCTTTAAACATTGCAAGCTCTTGGCCTGAGTCACAAGCTACGCCCATTTTAGTAAGTGCGTGTTTAGCTACGCCTTGCGCGTCCATGTCAGCATGATCGAATGCACCAACAATTTGAGCTGCACGATTAGCTAGGTCTTGCTTTTCAGCAAACGCTTTCATAACTGCATTGCCGTCCATCGCTGTAGACTTGATCGCTTTAACTTCTTTAGTTAGCTCTTGAATAGCTGCATCCATAGCTTCTGATTTTTCTTTATCAGCAGCTTCTTTTTTCTTTTCTTCTTCCATGTCTTCGGCCGTTTTATCGTCCTTGTCCATGTCTTCGGCTTTCTTCTCAAGTTCACCAATTTTTTTATTGGCTTCGTCAAGCGCTTTTTGAACTGGCTCAATTGCCGCGTCCATAGCTTCTTTCATTTCTTCTGTTAACATACTGCCACCATTTGGTTTAAGTTTAAAATCTATGGAGTCAAGCGCAAAAACCGCCTTATCCATTGCAACACGAACATCTGAACCCATGCGAGCTGACTCGACACTAGCCAAATGGTTTCCGCGAATTTGTCTTTGTATAACGTCGAATGACTGTCCATCAGGCGTAACACCGCTTACTATATCCCACTGGCAACGAAAGCCGCAGGATAACTCCTTTAAGCCGGCCTTAATAAGCTTTTTAAGGTCATCACCAAAAAGCTTTAGTTTAGAATAGAGTGTACCACCCAGAAATTCAACTGTTTCTCCCGTTACACCTTGAACTCCAACAACTTCGGCAGGAGTAAAGCCACTACCTAACATTACATGCTCAGGTATCCACGGCGTTAAACGGAATGATTCAATTGTGTCAGGGTTGTTCAGCTCTTCTTCTGGTCGCCATACATTGTATACTCTTTCAGGCTCTAATTCAGGGCTAATACTTTTCCCTAGGTACTGAAAAACACCCGACTTTGAAATTGGGTTTTTCGGTATAGTAATATAGCCGTTTTCGTCTTCTGTGTATTTCATACGTAATTAGTAATCGCCTGTGTTTTAGTTAGTATATTGCAGATTGCAAGAGGATGCAAAAAAGAGTTTAAAGGGGTGTTGACAGAAAGGCAAAATCGCGTTATTGTTGTTTTAAATTAATCGTAGATAGGTATTTAAGAATGAAATACATGGGCAGCAAAAACAGAATAGCAAAACACATTTTGCCGATAATGCTAAAAGACCGCAAAGAAGGTCAGTATTGGGTTGAGCCGTTTGTCGGCGGTGCAAATATGATTGATAAGGTCACAGGTAATCGTATTGGCGCTGATAGTAATAAATTCTTAATATCCCTACTGCAGCACTGTGAAATGCAATTGAGTAATGACCTACCATCAAGGATTTATGAGGATGACTACGCTCACATAAAGAACAACCAAAGCCTATATTCTGACTTTATAGTTGGACATATAGGATTCAATGCCAGTTTTGGCTCTAAATTTTTTGGAGGATATGCAAGACCAAGGAAAGTTACAGGGTATGATAGGGATTTGATTTGCGGTAAAAACTCGCTGGTGAAAAAGATGCCATTACTGCAGGGTGTTGAGCTACTAATCTGCAGTTATGATGATTTAAATATACCACCTAATAGCATCATTTACTGCGACCCACCATACGAAGGCACTACAGGATACAAGGATAAATTCAATCATTCAGATTTTTGGCAATGGTGTCGAGATAAAGCAAAAGAAGGGCACACCATCTTCGTTAGTGAGTATAACGCGCCTGACGACTTTAAGTGTATTTGGCAGCAAGAGTTAAATGTTAGTGTTGCAAAAGATGGTAAACATAAGAAAGCTACTGAAAAGCTATTTACCATGCAACAACCCTAACCCCTCTTGTTACCAAAAGTAATAACTGGCTCCATGTAGCAGTTGCAATAAGGCAAGTCGCCCGGCTTGCCTTTCACGCCCGTCTTAGGCTCTATTACTGGCGGATCGTCTAGGCTAAAAGTTTGACCGTTTAACACGTCACGATGGAAACACCTTGGCTGCTTACTCCCGCCTGCATGCCTCCATATGTAATTACCCGCGCCTATTTCCTGCATTCGGCTTGATGTAATACCGTTGTAGCTCTTTTTGATTTGATCTTTAGCCACATTAAACGCTTTGTTTTTATGAACCTTGTATTTCTCTTTAAGCATCGAATGAATACTTGCTTGCAGCTCTTCAAACGAACTTGAAGTGTCAACAATAGATCGTGATACAGCTTCTTTTACTGCAGTAGAGTATTGAGGGCCAATAGATTTAATCAAGCTTGTTGCCTGGTCAGTGCTTGATAAAATTTTATCGCGCGTTTTATCGCTGATTTGGCTAGTGTCGATATTTAAACCGCCGCTCATTTTTTCCATGCTTTTATGTAAGTCTTTGGCGCTTTTCTTTTCGACTTTTTTAATCATGCTATCAGCCCATTGCTCTCCAAACGAGTTAAACCGCTTAGTCCACTTTGCAACTAGCTTGTTGGTTAGCGCAATTGATAGAGAGCTGATAGACGCATCCATAGCAACACCATCCGACGCAGTAGAAACCATTCCAGCCTCTTCAAGACTTGCCACTTCATCCGTTTTTTGAATGGCCTTTTTAGCGGCGGACGTTTTGAACAGTCTAGTTATTTGACTGGTTAAATCGTCATTCATGCGATCAACCAGCTTAGTGACTTCGCTTGCTATGGCGTTAACTTCCTGCGGGTTGATGCGAGTGGGCGCACCTCTTAAAGATACGTCACGCCCTTGCACCCACTTTGTACGCTGACCGCTTAGTTTTAATTTGCTGTGTTTTATTGCCATTACTCACGCTCTTCTGTGGCTGCGTATTTTTTGTAATCTCTTCGATCTGTCTTTGGTGTTATTTGCTCTTCGTTAATGTCATCATCGTCAACATCTACTTGCTCTTGCTCTTCGGTGATGACTTCAACGCCAGAGTAGCCGCTCGTTTTATCAGCTGATAATTGCGTTCTAATATCAACATCACCAACCGCGCCAGTATTGTAAAGGTTAACCGCCGTTTGAGATTTGATGAAGTTAACTTCGGCTTGCTCTTTTTCGCTCATTACTTTAAGTGGATGCCAAACAATATCAAGCTCCATTTCTTTTTTGAACTCAGATGCCATCAGGCGCTCATAGTGAGCATAAGCAACGTCCTCAAGGCTGCCAGACTGTAGAGTCTCAAGCATTGAAATGTCGTAATCGTCGTCAGTGTCGCCAGTTCCTAAACCGCCATGACCCGTACCAAACAGCTTGCTAACAGGGCGTTGAAATATAGCTGCAACAAGGTGGTAGTTCGCCCACATTGAAGTATCTAGGTCTGCTAAAGATGTTTCTAACTGGCTTGACTCTTCATCAAGACCGATAACTTGAGTGCCGTAATTGTCTCTAAACTCAGATGCGGCGTTTAGCTTCTCTATGAACTTTTCTTTGTTCGCTTGAGCCTTAGCTAAATCAGTTTTACGCACATTCATGCGCTTAGTCATAACTAACTGAGGTATTTCATTAGCTGTTCGCTCACCCGCATATACACGCTCATATACTTGCTGAACCTTACTGATGCCACCATAACGATAGGTCGGCTTAAGATAATCAGCTACAGGATCGCCCTTTAATATAACAAAGTGGCTACGGTGGTATCGATTGTTATTAATTAGCCAGTAGGTAGGTTCATAATAATTAATTGATGTAGGGTCGGTAATGTCGTTATCATCAAGTTCAGGCGTAACCAGCATAGGATCTATTTGTGACATACCTGCATACTTACCACCTTTAAACGCATCGGCATTAAATGGCTCTTCATAGTCAAAATTTGGATCTGTATGCTTAAATAATATATGGCGAATACCAAACACATTATTGAACGTTTCAGCTTCAATGATGTTCTGTTTTAGCTTATAGCGTTTATCCAGCTTGGCTATTTGTCGCTGCTCTTTTCGTGGTAACTCTTCACCATCTTCTTGAACAAGTTGATAGCCGTTACGCATGGCATCTTTAACGGCAGACGAGCAACCCATTTGTACGATCTTGTTTTGCGCTATAACAGCCATTGCGTAATACCCAATAAATGAAGACGACGCGATAAAGTAAGAAAGTATTTGTCGGTTAACGTATGAAAAATTACCACTGTAATTCATTTTGTCGCAAGCAGAATCCATAGCAACACCCGCTTTCATGGCTGGAATAGGCGCTTTAACTTGGATTATGTTTTTTTGAATATACTCTGTGCGCTTTTCATCAAGGCCGAGACTCAGCATTTCGCCCGCGTACGGATCGTACTCGGCTTGTTGCTCTTGCTTTTTAGGCCCGTAATTACGAGGTATTAAATCTTTAATGGTTTTGTTCGCTGACATGGTGCACAACCTTGAATTTATATTGCATTCATTGTAGCACTTATTGTAGAGCAAAAAAAACCCGCTTGTCAGGCGGGTTGGGTTTGGGGTTATTTCTTCATCATTAAAAATACAATCATTGCGGCGCGAAGCGGGTTTTTATCGGTAAAACTTGACACCTCATCAATAAAGAGCCCCTTGGCAACTCTCGATGATGCAGAGCATTCTGAGCCAGAAAAGCACAGCGAAATATTGTTTTCTATAATTATAGGCCAAGCACGATCAATTCTGGTGCAGTAGTTAATCACTGGTTGCGAGAAATAACCACCTCCATCAATACCGCAATGATAAAATTCATCGTCGTTAAACTCCCATTGTTCGCAGTCAAAAATAGCACTGGTAACTAATGCGTTCACTCTGTGATCACTCATGTTTTCGTAATTCATTATTACCTACCTAAACACACCAATACCAAACGTTTGCGCCACCAATAACAGCACCACAAACGCGGCTAATAAAAAGAAGTTAAACCGCCACGTGTCACGCTTTGACTTACAGGCTTTTAAAGCTGTTCGCAAAGCGTTGTTTTCTGCACGTAGCTGGTCTTTGTTCTTCATACCTTAGAGATACCTATGCCGTTATCGTTAAGCCACTTGCGAACATCAAAGCAAGGGCACATTTTTAGCCACTGGCTTTTATCGCCGTACCAATCGCGATGTCCTTTAATGCTTTTGTTGGTTATACCAAAAGTAGATTTAAGCAGCTTGATTAGCTCTTTCAGCGTTTCCATTTGATGATGGTTGTAAGTGTCGTCAGGCTTTCCGGTATCGTTATTTAAGCCCCCTTCAAGACAAATGCCTACGTTGTCATCATTATGGCCTTTAACGTGCGCACCATTTCGGTTAAGCGGTCTGCATTCGTGAAGCTTGCCGTCTGTAGTGATGTAAAAATGATAGCCAATGTCCGACCATCCATTTACATTAACATGAAGTCGGCGCAATGCATCGACGTTAAAATTCTGCTTAGGCTTAGTTGCCGAGCAATGTACTGTTATGTGTTTTGGGTTCATTTCTCACCTCGTGCTTTTGCTAGTAATTTCTCTTTACCTGCCATACGTTCATCAAACAATTGAGCCATGTACGGTGTATGCGCTTCACTCCTAAGCTCTCTTAGAAACTCTATTTCGCTTTCTATTTCTGCATACATTTCTGGCGCTGCGGCTATTAGGTTGGCGTTGGCTGTTGATTCTACACACTCCTCCCGGCAGTCAACTTCAATCCCGCTAATTGATGCAATTTCAACAAGCCCATGCTCACATTTTACGTCTATTGATAGCGCCTTCCACTCATCTTCCGAGTGACCGATAAACCACTCACCCTTAGTAAACTTTGTTTCGCTCATTTTTCATCCTCCAAACAATCAAAATCATCCATCATTATCAATCTGTTTTCCCTGTCATCATGGTTCACTCGCTTTTGCATTTTGTAAAAGCTTTCGTTCATCATTAAGTTGCAATTAGCACCAAGGATCGCGGATTCGATAGAGTCATACGAACCGATAAGCCATCCGCCAGAATCAATTGATATTTGAAAGCATGGCACATCATGTTTTTCGTTCGGGTGCCAAACTTTTACTATGGTGCCATTAACGTTGTGCTTGGTTATTTTGTGCATTTAACTTCCTTAATTAATTTTAGTAATAGAACTGTAACACGCTTTTGCATTATTGCAATATAGTTTAAGGTTTTTTTATGCTATCTGTCTGCGCTTTATTGCGCTTGTCCGCGCTGCGCATTACGCCCAAACCAAGCATGCCAAGCAATACTTGAAGTGTTATATCAGTGTTTATCTCTGGAAAATCGCCCTGGTAATTAAATCCAACTTGCGCAACAAATCTTGCTATAGGCTCCACTATTGATATATAGGCAAGCCCAAAGCCGCCCACCCATCCGCAGAATGGCCTCCACCCAGCTATAAATATGCTTTTGTGGTTAGCTTCAATCTTATTTATTTCTAGCTGTCCGGTTAGTAGCTTTACGTGCGCTTCAAGCTTGGCCAGGTCACCGTTTTGTTCAAGCTCTTTTAGTTTGCGCACCTCTTCTGCACGTTTTGTTTCGTCCGGCCATATCTTTTCAATGACCGACTCTCCTATATTGAATAGCGCTGTTATCGGGTCTAAGCTCATACCGTTTTACCTAGTTAGTTTTAGAGTCTAAATTGTAGCATGAAAATTAATTTGATTTATTTTAATAAAACATGCTTGACTGCAAAACCGCAATACAGTAATCTTGCTTTATCGACAACAGGCAAGGAATTGAACAATGAAACAACTAGCATCAGTAATCGCCTTTTTTGACTGGCTAGGCCAACAAGATGAAACGTTAAAGCAGTGCTACAGAAAGCGCTTGAAGTTGTGGGGTGTTAAATGAAAACCTACCCACAACAACACGAGCCTTGGCGCCCTGATTATCCTCCAGTGTGGTTTTTGGCTATTGAAACAGGAAGCGGTCTTGATGTATTTGATATTCAATCAAATCCTTTTAGCAATCGAATTAAAGGTGAAAATATACTGGCATTTAGCGATACCGTTGATGCAATAAATAAGGCGATGAAATCATGAACACACCAATACCACTATTGGGCATGGAAATAAACGACAACCGCGCAAAATACGAGCGTAAGGAGTTTTATTCTCGAATGGCTATGCCAGGAAAAATTCGCGAGCTTGCAACTCTTAACCGTAATGAACGAGTTAGTAAAGGCATTAAATTTCAATCTAAACTACGCGTTAATCGCGCTGTTAAGGTTAGAAAAACCATCATCGCCAAATGCAAAGAGCTTGGTTTGACTGGTGAGGATTTGTCATGATAGAAATATTACCGCTATCAAAAAAAGAGTACGAAGCAAAGCCAGCCTGGGCCACTCACTACTACAAAGTTGAACACGATTATACTTTGTTTGAGTCTAGAGAGTTTTGGCAGTGGTTTATTAATGGCGAGCTAATTTATAAACCTCAAGTTAACACGGGTATTAACAACGCATCTGTTTTGATTGAGGGCTAAGCAATGGGTGTTTGGGTTTCGTTATTTTTAATTTTAGCAGTGTACGCAGCGTTTTTCGTTGCAATAAATCTAGTTAACATAAACAAGCATGAGGACAATGAAGATGAATGATAAGCAAAGAGAAAAGCGACTAGCGTTAATAGCGCTAATAGCAATTAAGCAAGCGCCAGAGTATAACTATTCAACTGGTGTTGATAGTCAGCGCGTTGAAGATTATGCAAAGCAATGGTTGGAGGATTGATTGTTGAGTAATTTAATTGAAAGCAAAACAGGCGTAAACGTAAGGGCAAAGTCAACTATAAAACTTAAAACCGATCGCGGCTGTCACGTTGATCTATCAATCAAGTCAGGCAACGATCTTGTTTGCGGGATTAATTCCGCGCTATCTTTTGCTGGGATTAAAAAGAAAGTAATTCTTGTTGATACAGAATAAAAACAAAGCCCTCGCAATGAGGGCTTTTTGCTAGCTAAATATCTCCTCCCACTGCAAATAAAATTGACCTACCGCAGGATCATTACTTCCAATGTGATTAAATACCAAGTAGAAAGTTGAGTTTCTAGGCACCCCGCTTTGATTTGTGTCTGCCAAAGGCTGATTGGTTGCACGGTTAAGATTTGTATCAGTAACAACCCCATCTCCGTTAGTGGGCAAGCTGCCAGCAGTAAATATACCAGCACCAAACGCAACACTAGCAGTAACTTGACTAACTGGGTGAGTGCCACCACCTTGCACATTACCATTCACGGTAAATACATCAACAGGGGTAAACGTACCTGTTACAGTATGCGACCCATCATCACCATAAACTAAATACTCACGCCCGCCGCTCCATAAGTTAATCTTGCGTACCATAATATTAAGTGCATTAACCGACTCAAACTTTAGCACCATTTGCTGATTCGTTGGCACGCTTTGTATTCGATAGAATATCTTAAACTGCTCGTTAGCTTCAAAGCTAGAAGGCTGTGAGTCAACCTTAAACCGTGAAGCTTCAAGCCCTAACTTTGTAGCCATTGATTTCAGAAAGCTAGCGATTGAAGATGTACCGCCAACAGACGGCGTTATTGATATGGTTGCATCGCCAGTTACAGCATAAGCCCAAACAAATACACCTTCATCTAAACCGCCATACTCTAGATTTTCACCCCTCTTTGTTTCATCCATAGTCGCAGTTGACGGGTTAAACCCCACTGGTTGCGCTTCAGACTCTAAATAAGCAATCGATGTATACCCTTGAATATGCCTTATATCGCCCTCTTTATCGTCGGTGGTTATTTGAGTCCAAACACCTTGTTCTAACTCTATTTGTACCGATGCCATAAGTTTCCCCTTTTGGTTTGGTTTGGCGCTTTAATAATAACCCATAGCACGAACAAAAAGTATCAAGCAAAGGAAAGCCGCAATTAAGCGGCTTGTTGATTATGAAGTTGTAACGCTAACAACAGCGCCGCTAGCGTGAGGATTGTTGTTATCGACAATAGCACCTATTAAATCACTACCAGCCGCAGACTCAACACCAGCAGCGCTACCTGAACCATCCGAGTAAGTCACATATCCATCAAACACGCTTCGACCATCCTCAGATGAAAGTATAGTTCTGTAAGTACCGTTAGGTATTCCTTCGATAGTAATTGTTGCTGTTGACGTATCACCTGTGTAATCAGTGGAACCAAGCTCTTCGTTAACTAGCCCTGATATACCGTAACCTATAGTACCTTGGTGGGCGTAACTGTAAGGGTGTAGCCCATCAGATGCATCGGAACTATCAAAGAATCCTTCTGTGCTTCGGTACGTCGCTCTGGATGGGTCTATACTTCCACTGATTATATCTTTTAGATTTTGCTCTTGTTTGGTTCCATTAAGCGGTCTAAGTATTAAAAACTTAGTGTTTGGCATATCGGTCATCATTCCGTTAAGTGCGGTTATACCATTAGCTACCGTATCACCTGTGCCATCATTCGTACCCTCTAACCAAACGCATAGATCAGGCTCGTCGGTAAAATCCCTGACAGCGCCGTCGTAAACCATGTCGTAAGAATCTTTTAATCTAGGCACGCCCCCTCCACCGTAGGAGTTTATACCGCTACCGCCAAAACCTATTATACCGATCTCTGAGTTGGTATTTTCCCTCACCGTTAGCGGGTAACACCCCTTTGCTGAGTTTTTAGCAACCCAGTTGCCCGCGCTACCTCTAGACTTGACACCTTCCGTTATAGAGTCACCATATATCAATAGCGTGTTTGGTTTTCTTTCTGGCGTATATATTTCGGCGTCTGAGTCAAGTTGGATGCTGGTCAAAACCATAGCTGATTGGTTCGTATCCCATCTGTCTTCGTATTCCGTGGCAGAATCAAGTATGACTTCAATTATATGTTTTGAGTACGTGGTATTTGCAGGTATATCCACGGCTACCGAAGAGGTTATGTCTTGCTCCTGATAGGTAACCCCATCAACAGAAATTAAAACTCTAGGTATGAACTCATTATACCCCGAAACATCAAAGTTTAATGTGCAACTACCTGTTTTCGCAAATATTTTAAAATAAGCACCGGGGTTTATTGTCTTTGAGAACCCCGAATTCACAACCCAATTGTAAGGGCTGTATAGTATTCCTGAGTTGCTCGGAAGTATCTCTCCATCGACTGGGTCTGGGTCTGGATCTGGGTCTGGGTCAACAGGAACTGTATTTCCTGTTGAATCTACACCGTTACCATCCAAGTGATACAGTCCGAGTAAGCCAGTTTCATCACCAGTATAAGGTACAGTGGGTGCGGTGAAATCCGATGTATACCTGTCGAAATCCCATACAACCACCTCATCTATAACAGCCTCAGAAGAGCCTACGAAAGACTTTCTAATGCCGAAGTATTTATCACCTAAAGGCGTTGCATCAGATAAAGTGGTAGCGTCACTACCGACCAAAACACCATCCACGAACGCAGATCCGCCAGAATCACCTACCGACAGCGCTATGTGATGTTCATTACCATCAGCGATAACGATGTCTGGACTCATTGCCACTTCGTTAGGTGATGCTCCGTACCTAATCTCAGGCTTACCTGCCGAACTAACACCAATCCAAAAGAAGTTCTGCTGTGAAACCATAAGGCTTAACGACGAAGCCCCATTTTGGGTCATTCTAAACTCGATTGTAAAACTGGTTGTGCTTTCGGTTAAGGGGCTACTACCGTTAGATATTATACCGTCACCGCCAGATAAAGACTGACCAAAAGATGTACTGCTTGATGCTGTATATACAGCATCCGTCATTATTAAGTTTGACATTTTCTTAACTCCAAGTATTTATTGTTTTGAAAGTATTAATTCCTGTTAGTAGGGGCAGATCGCTAGACTCAATAACGCCGTAGCCAGCGTAGCTTTTAAATGTTGTTTCGTTACCTTCCGCGTAATTGTCGCCATGAATTAAAACGCCTTGCCCGCCTTCGCCGACACTGCCTAAATCTATTTCAACGCTAGCGCCATTAACTGGATGTAAACCTTCTAAAAGTGTATTTCTGTCCAAATCGGTAACTCTCACAAACATCTGAGATATTGCCGCTGGCACTTGTTTCATATTAAATTTTACGACGTTAGCCATAATTAGCCCCATAGATACTGTTCGTGCCAGACAAAATTTCCTAACTCGATTGGTGGTGTTGGTGGTGTAGGTTCAGGATCGGATGAGCTTGCAACTGATCGAGAAACGACACCGAAAAAAGCACTGTTTATTTCAACGTACTTGTCGGAATTGATAGCCATTTAGTTATCCTCGGTTGTTTCGTATTAAATAATACACCATTACACCGGTAATTATAATTGCCAGCCATAAAGCGTAGACTTAATCAGGTTTTATTTTCTATAATAGCTTATTTTTAGCTCAATAAAAATACAGCAAGCGGCTTGTAGCAGTGCTTCATTGCACTTTTACACAGTTGACGTTCATTTATTTAATGTAATAATTTGCAGTTAGTTATTATTGGCATTAACATAATGGACAATACTTCATGGGTAAATTACAGATAATGAAAGGAAAAAAGATGGCTGAGGAAGTGAGCGGGGCGAGATTTGCGACACTTGAAAACGAAGTTAAGCACATAGCCAACGACGTTGAAGGTATAAAAGAAAGCTCGAAAACGACTGAGGCAGCTATCCAGTCTATTGATAAGTCTATTGCTATAATGACTGAGCATGTAAGCCAGAATAAACAGCTAGGCCCTAGAATACAAAACCTTGAAAGTAAAGTTAGTAAGATGGAATTGAAAATTGCCGCTTACACAGGTAGCGCAGCGGCGATTGTTTTTGTGTTAACTAAGTGGGATAAAGTGGTTGGTTTGTTTGGTTAGTTATCAATGCTGTTTATGTTTTTCTTTAAATATTGAAGCTGACTAATCATTACATCTAAAGACTTTTCATTGTCAAAAACAATAAACACCGATTCTTCATTTATTGTTTTTGGATCAACCCAATCATCATCTCCAACCTTGTTTTTATGAAAGGGCTTGATGCTCTCATCCCTTACAAGTTCCAATCCGAAGTTATCACCCCAAGACACCGAATATATTTTAGTTAGGCCGTCTCCAAACTTAACCGTTCTGCTAACTTTTTCGCTTACTATTAAATCGCTTATTCCGTACGGTACATTTTTCATATTTTCCCCTAAACAACAACTTCACGCCTAGCCGTTCTAGTCAAATTTCTAACGGTAGGCGCTCGACGTAAATCAACATTGCCAGCCATAGCTGACCAGCATAATAATAATATGCAACCAATCTCGCCCGCCAGTATTAAACCGCTTTTCATTGCAAGAGCAACAGCGTGAATAGTATTTTTAGCGCCAAGCTCATTACAAGCTTGATTCAAGTGCCATTCAACTGTTCGCCTATGCAATTTTAGCTTTGAAGCAACCTGGTTTGAGTTAAAGCCATTTGCCTTTAGTGTTAAAACTTCCTTTGTTTTTGGTTGCATGATGGTTACCCTACGGTAGTGCTAAAAGACTCTACGCCATGCTCAGCACAAAATGCTGCAATAGAGTCCAATGATTTAAACGTTCGAACACCGCCGCGGTTTCGCTCAAGGTGCACGCCATTACGCGCCATGGTCCAGCCTAGCATTTGGCCTGACTCGGTACGTGTTGGCTCGATAACTGTTGAGCCGCTTACTTCTAAAAAATCTGCTTGTTTCATTTATTTATTCTCGCTGTTTAATTCGTCAATATAGTTTTGCAATACTTCTTCTGTTTTCGCTCCGTATTCAGAGTTAAAACCCTCTCCGCTGGATTCCCAACCATCTTTAAATCCTTTTATCTGTGCTTCTTTTAGCTTACTCTCAAGCTCTTCAATGCGCTTGCTTGCTTGGCTTAATTGTTCTTGGTGGCTTCTTTTTATATTCATAGTAACTCGGCCCATTCAATTCAATAAAACAACCTTAACACATTATTGCAGTTATGCAAAGGCTGTTTATTGTTTTTATTCCCTGGGCTACCAATCAACATCAAAGAAGTTAACCGGTTCTATGTCTCTAGGCGCTCTAAGCATTACAATTGCGTCATTAATATTAGGGGACGCTTGTCCTGTACGCTTCTCCATTGCTTTTTTACCCTCAACTTTCTTCTTGCTGTTGTTTTCAGACTTAACCCACAAGGCCGTTGACATTTCACGCATTATTTTATGCCACAGTTGATCGTCTTCTATATCTAGGCTAAGCATATCGTTAAAATCAATGTCACGCTCGCCAAGCTCGATAAACCGGTAAGTGTTGTAGAGCTGCTGAGCGATTACACCATGGGCATGCGCTTTTTGGTTGCAGTAAATCTCATAAGGTGTTTTTTCAGTACCTTTTATTTTCTTCTCGTCGTTCCAATCTTCCGGTTTTTCTATTGAGTCGCCAGCGTTGAACGGTGAGACTTTAATGTCAATGGGTTCGAAGCTATCGCCGTCTTCATCGGTACTCGTGCCGTCGATATTGTCTTTTACAAACACGCTTACACCATCACCAAAGCCGCCACACTCGTCGTATGTGAACTCGTCGGCCTCATGCTTGCGCAGCATAGATAAAGCCCTGTTAGTGGCAAAGCGTAGGTCAGGTGATAACGGCCATTCATCGATTTCAGTAACGCAGTTACCATCAGCGTATGCAACGGCGTGATTATCTCGGCCTTGCCCTGCAGGATCGTACGAAACAACTTTAGGTCCTACTTTTTGCCACTCTTCGTGATGACTAGCGAACCTTGCAGCCCTAAGCCATGCTTCATCGATGATAATGTCACCCTCTGCGCCGGTGGGTATGCCTAGCCATTTTTTTTCATAGCGCCTTTTGGGTAGAGTCTTTAAATCGTTTTGGCGTATTCTATCCAAGTGTTCGGGAAAGTATTTATTGTTGAAATAATTGGTTTCAGTTATTAGTGTTCGCTCAGGCGTGTTAACCATCCACTGTTGCCATGTGGCATCTAGTTTTGAATCAGGGTTAAATATCACGATCACAATCATCTTGCCCGACTTAGGTCGAATAGATGGTAAAAGCTTATCCCAGCATATTTCGCTAACGCCCTCGGCTTCTTCGACGATAACAATATCAACAGCTGCAATTGACTTAATGTTATTAATGTTGTTTTTAAGGCCCTTGAACATAAACTTAGAACCATTAGCCCCAACTATTTGTTTCTCGGTCACCTTAAAGAAGTGATCGAGCTCGAGTTCGCTTATACACTCCTCAATTTCAGCTTTGGTGCTTTCTGCGATTGAGCCTAGGAACTCACGCGTAACTAACACGCGCACTTTCCTGATCGTGGACTCAAGCACAACGGATTTGATTTTATCAACGGTTTTGCCGACCCCCCCTCCCGCCAACATCCACGAAGTAGTCGTAATCAGAATTAAAGAAAGATCTCTCTTTAATTATTACGTCTGCATCCATGTTGTAGGCTCTTGAAAAAACAGCTTGGGGATTGAATTTTAAACTTCTAGTCATTTACTTTCCTTTCTACCTCTAACCCAGTCAGGTCGAAGCTCTAACTCTCTCTTGTTATAGGCGTCCCTAGCATCCTCAGGGGTTTTGAATATCCCTAGATATTCCCTAATCTTTCCGTGACCTATTCTAGCCACGTAGCCGCAAACAACTCCATTTTTTGATGATACAGAAACGCCCTTATAACCCGTGGCTGTTCCTACGTTTGGTATTCTGTTCCATGTATTCCTTTCAAATGTTGCCGCCCTGAGGTTTGACGCCCTATTATTTGAGACGTCACCATCAATATGATCTACAACCTCAGGAACAAAACCATTAGCAAGGAAAAAGCATATCCTGTGCACTGAAACGTAAGCAGAGAACTTGCCTCTTGTTATTTTTGCTCTTATGTATCCTAGCTTGTCCCTGTTGGACGGTTCTTTACCTGCATACCTACCATTCCACCAACCAGGTACATCCTTCCTGAACTTCCATGTTAGTATTCCTGTTTCTTGGTTGTAGTTGAATATGGAATTTAAGAACTCTAAATCTCTAACGGGTTTCTGCATTATCGCCTCCTATCTTTTACAATAGTTTACCCGTCAACTCCCTCGAACTCAAGGTTTTAATTTCTCATTGGTAATAGCTACTTATCCGTAGAAACAAGTATAGCGCCCCACGGGGTTAACTCTTCTTTGTGCGATACCTCAACTTTTATGATGTCGTGGCCTGTTAGCTTAGCCTTGCTCATAACGCTTGAGACGGCCGCAGAGCATTGAGGTGTCTCTAGACTCATTGCAACCTCTTTAATCTCGTTTAGCTCCTTTAGGAGGCTATCCACAGTTATTCCGTGACGTTTGCTCGTTTGTTCTTGTAGCTCGTTATACCTTGCCAAAATCTTCTCATCTTTTGAGAGTGTTGAAGCCTTACTATTTACGGTTGCCTCTTTCCATCGTAATGATGCAGGATGCGACAAACGATAAGCCTCAGACTTGTTATCAAGCTCATGCCACTTCTGCACAAATAGTTCGTGCTTTGCTTTTTCTAATGCTGCCATGTTAATTCCTACACGCTATAAAACATACCCACAGTATAGCGCTATCGCATAAATAAAAAAAGCGCCTTACTGTGGTTACAGTAAAGCGCGGTTGTTTAATCTATGGCTACATCAAGCAATTCGTACATAGGTATCATTTCCGCCCTAGTCACTGCGGGCAAATGGCATTTAGTCCAAGCGCTAGCAAATACAAACCAGTTGCCTAGTAGAGTTATATAAAACTTTTTAGTATGTAAAGAGTAAAACCCAGCTCCTCCCGTAGGCTCACGCTTTATTATATTCAGCGCTTGCTGTTTACTTAGTTTCATAGCGCAGCCCCTCAATCATACCGTTAACTATGTCATTCGCTAGAGTGTAGTTATCAACATAGTTATTTTCGCAAAGTTTTGTTTGCAACTCCTCAATCAATAAATCTTCCTTTGATTTTGGTTTGGTTATTTCTTCAATTTTAGCGGCTAAATACAATCCATCAGAATTGATAATGTAAAATCCATTCTTGTCTGCTGGCAAAATAACCTCACCTTGCTGCCCGTAAACCGTTACTGGGTCGCCTAGTCTTGGCCATGCTTCTAAGTCTACAAGCTCGCTGCGGCAGTTTTTAATATCTGAACTATCCGGAACTTCCGGACTGTTGAGTTTAGGCGGTAATGGGATTGTTATTTGCTTTTCATTGCCAGTACTTACGCAATGATAGTTATCAACAATGTAAATCTCATCTCCATCAAAGCCAAACCAGCAAGGGTATTTCTCATAAGGCACCGTTAGGAGTTTGAACTCATGCAATTCAGCCAGCTCAACAATAAACTCTGCATGCTCTTTTGATTCAACTACACCCCATGTGTTTTGTAGGTGTTTGTGGGTTATGTTTGTGTAATGTTTATCATACCAATCAGAATCCCATTTACCAACTTCAGTATCGTCAAAGTTACTGGTTAGTGGGGTTGCTGTATTTTCACTGGTAAACATAGCAATCATATCAACACTAGATAAAAGCTTTCCTATGTACGGGTATTTTTTTTCACTTCTCATAATTTTATTCCTGTTATGTGCTGGTGGCCTTAGCCGTCTAGTTGATTTATTCGCTTATCTATTTCGCGCCAATGCAAACCCTCTTTTCTGAGTTTGGTTTGAAGCCTTAGTTGCGCCTCAGTCATTGACCTATTAACGCATGATTTATAACTGTTTCGTGTTTTCGGGTTTTTCATAACTCCTCCAGTCATTAAATGCTAATTTAAATTAACGTCCGCGTTAAATAACATTTAGTTATATGCTTATTCCGTTTGATTCAAATACAGCTTTCGCAAAACCTCTAGGGGTCGCGCTGCGTATGTTTTTAGTCTTTAATGATTTACCGCCTAGCTTTTTATGCTGGTCTGAATAACCATCATCAACATGCACTGGCAATCTTTTTGGCTCAATAAATCCATTGCCATGCCAAATACAAGTTTTCTTTGGGTAAGCATCGCGTGGCCTTATGTATTCAGGGTATAACGGATGCTCATCATCTTCCGACAAGTACCCGCCAAACTCCCACGGATGAAAGCTAAATTCAGGCTTACGCCACAAGGTAGATAAGACACTAACGGGATTCTCAGCACCCCAAGGGCAGTTAAACTCATTGCCAACCAGTTCAACCAATTTAGCTAGCGCAGTTGCTTCATTTTGAAATTCAGGGTTTGCAGCTCGTTTTTTAGCAAAGTGAGCCGCACCACTAACAGCTAGGTCGGTGCATTCAGGGAAGCCAAAAACAAAATCAGCGCCACCAACCATTGATTTAATTTCTTTTGCGTGATTGTTTATCTCGCTAGGTGAAAACCACATACCAACCTTAACTAAGTTACCATCTCGATTGACTCCGCCCTCATGCTGCCCGTCAAACAACCAGCATTCATAACCAGCATCAAGCCAGGGTTTAGCCATAATCCCTGTTTTATCGTAAAGAAAAACCGCTTTTCTCATTTCTTAACCTCCATTAAATAATTGGCCTTATCTTATTTCAAATAAAGCCAATCTATAAATAACATTTAGTTATATCTATATAACCTAATCTTGATAATCCAGTGCGTAACCGTTTTTGTTGTAGTAAGCCAGTATATTATCTCGGTACTCGCTATGCTGCTTTGTGGTCATTAAGCTAGTTACGGCCAGCATATCCATAAACGAGCATTGCTGTTCGTGAGTCCATTCATAAAACCCAACTTTACCCAGCGTGTACTGTATTTTATTTTTAAACTTTGGAGTATTTAAAAGAATAGGCAACCCGAACATCAATTTGCAGAAATTACGCACCACATCGACGCTCTCGCCGTCTTTCTTTGCTATTTGCGAATACCATACATAGATTTGTGCATTTGCGCTTAGGGTGCGCTTCTCGCTCCAGGATTCAATGGTCACCCTTAGATTGCCTTCATGGCTATGAGCCTCCCTGCATAGCTGCTCAATCACATCAAAGTTTGAACCAACGAATTTAACTGATTTAATTAAGTTCATTAGTATTTAGTCCTTGCTATGGATAAAATAACATCAATGGGTGGGAATTCCTCTATTGCGCCTTGTGAGTGCATTCTACTTACCATGCTTTCCCATAAATCCCGCTGCATGCCAAAAGTGGCTGTAAAGTTATTGCGCCAGTGAGTGACATTTAACGGATGATTACTACTTACATCGTGAAGACCCACCGGTATAGCTAGGATGAAATAATGTCCGATATGTATTTTATTCTGCTTGTAAGTCCTACCTGCTACGTGGTGACACTGCAAAGGCGAGTTATGCCACTCATCACCATACAAATAACCAACACCGTAATCGTTATGAAAATCCATTACAGCTTTCATAAACTCTTTTTCTTTTGCGTTTGGTGTAATGCTCATGCCGCCACCTTCTTAATTCCAAGCTTTTTAAAAAACCGCTTAATAGTTAACTCACAAACACCTATATCACAACTCATTGCCGCATAAGTTAAGCCCTTATCATTCATTGTCCTTAGCTTAATCTCAAGCTTTGGCGTTATTCTTACACGCCTAAACAATCCATTGGCCTTCCATATATTAGCTATTGAACCCGGATGCCTGTTTAACTCCTTGCCCGTTTCAACCTGCGTATAACCCTGCTCAAACATTTCAATTATCCGCTTAACTTCCTTTGTTGTGTAATCTCTTTTTTTAGCTTTTATCATGGTTATGCTGCCTTGCTGTATTTGGGGTTTGTAGGGGCTTTATATCTCTTGTAACCCATGCGCTTAAATAAATCTTTTATTGCCACCTCTGTCCTTCCTAGGTGCTCTGCTATGTATTTGTAAGTCTTATTTGCAAAGAATAATTCTTTAGCTTGTTCTATTTCGCTTTTTACATAACCTTTGTAATGATTTTTCATAATTACCAGTCCAATTTAATTCCAGTCATACCCTTTGGTAATGAATTTTGATTTACAACGCCGCTGTTAGTTGGCTTTTTAACTTTGGGCTGCTCCTGCTTTACCATGCCTTTCATTTTCTCAAGATGGCGATTGTAAGCATCTGGCGTTCTTTCTGCTTGATACTTGCGAGCCTCATTATGCAAGTACGTGTTAGCCTCTTTGCGCCCCTTAGCTACATTTACACCGCCGTTTTGCATGTAAAGTCTGTCGTAATGGTCGCTTACTTCCTGCTGCTTACTAGGTGGTATATGCGCCATGCGGGTGAGGATAAGGTTTTTATCGCTCACTCCGCCTCGGTAGTAATAGCGTATTGGGTAAATAATCACTTACTCCACCACGCTATGTGACAGCATCCATCATCACAATCCACCTCACCTAGCTTACTGCAAGATAGGCACTCTACTTCATCCCCCTCATGCATTGATTCGTCGCAACAAGTCTTACCGCTTGTTATAAACTTTGTTGACTTGCATTTTGGGCACTTAAAAACTTTCGATGTGTAGATAATTGAATTGCAACAACTCATCATTTGCCCGCCTTTTTAAATTTGCTTCTCATTTCGTCAATGCGCTGTTTAACAACTTCTGGCGATGCTTTTTTAAATTCGCCTTTTTGGTTTTCGGTAGTTAATCTCGGCGCTTCTTGCATGGTTTGCACTGCATTTGGGTTGTAACCATTCTTTAAAAGATTAATCGCCACTTGCTCGACTTTCTTTTCGGCCTTTTCTTCGCTCAGGCTTCTGAATGAAAACCAATCCAGTGATTTATGGATTGCCACAACAAACGGATCGCACCCTTCGGTCTTTCTTGGCTCATCACCAAAGCCTCTACTGCTGTGATGGTAGCTAACAACCTTTTTAGCCAGTACGCTAGGATCATCAAGATTGAAGTCTTCTAGTGACGGTTTGCACCATGTAACGAACTTACCAACGCTTGGCAGGAATGCGCTATCAGATGCGCGAGCCTTTTTAAATCCACAACGAAGCTGCTCAACGGTGTTAACGCCATTTTCAATAAACGCTTTTACCCATTCCTTTTTGGCCGTGTCGATTGCTTGCTGGCTTTTCCATGCGTGTTGCCATGCAGGGAATACGCTCGCTAGTTGTTTGAATACTTGATCAACAAGATGCTTAACGTCTGCATTGATATTGTTTTGCAATTCGTGATTGCTAAAGCCCTGCTTCTCAAGTTGCTGATTGCCTCTTTTGATAATGCTTTGCATTTGGTTTTTAAAGTCGCTCATAGTCCTAAGTCCTCTTCGTGCCAGTTTGAATTAGATGATTGCTGCATAATGTCTTGCTTGCTATTGCTTGAATTGCCATTCATCTTTGCTGACAGTTGAGCGTACTGCTTGCGGAACTTATCAGCGCTTAAAATATTTGTTTGCCAAAATGAATCCGCATTAGCCCATGCGAAAACATGCCAAGCATCAATTAATTCTATTCCATCAATTTCATTAATCAGCCTTGCAGTATTTGCCCAAGCCTCTAGGTTTGGCTTTTTAATTGCTGGCGCTACTCTCAATATAAATTCGTACATTGATTTTGCGAAGTTCATTTGATCATCATTGAACTTATATTTACTCGGTTTAGCCTCTGGCTTAACTATAAGTTTATTATTGTCAGGATGATTGTTAGGAGTACTGTTAAGATCGTGTGACTCTCTGTCACCTGTTAAGTGACTCTCTGTCACAGTACTATGACTCTCTGTCACCTCAGCTTCTTGTAAGTGACACAGTGACACCCCCATTTCATCACCGATTAAAGTATATAAAGATGGTCTGTTTGCCCTTCTTTCAACAGTTAGAACACCCATTTTTTCAAGTTCTGAAATTTTACGCATGAAGGTTCTATTGCTCATTCCGCACGACTGAGCCATTTTTGAAATTGAGTAATAACTAAATCCATCATCATCAGCGTTATTAGCAAGTTGTAGCAAGGCAAGCTTTAATGGTGCGTTTTCTATTGGGGTGTCCCATGCTAAAAAAGTGTATTTTGCGCTCATTAAACAACCCCCGCAGCAATCCATTTGCCAGCAATATGCTCAATGCCTTTCGGGGTAAACTTGCATTCAGTAAATGCGTATCCGTTCTTTTCGCCAACTGTGCAGCTAAATCTACCAGCATCTATATGTTTTTGGTATGCCGTCCATTCCCTACCGATTTTATACATAAAACCCTCAGAAACTAAGAACGCCCTAAATAATCTTTCATTAGCTTTTAATGTTTTTGCTACCTGTCTAAATGTTTTATTCCCTGTTGATTCTACAAAATTATCAACAAAAGCCACTTTAGGAGCTGCAAGCTCTAACTGCTTAGCTTGGTCTGCTGCTAGCTGTAAAGCCTCAGCGAAGTTGGCTGGTATTTTAGGTTGCTCTGGCTTGCTTAGCTCTTCCATTTCATGTAGTCGGTCAATAACCTTCAATCTCAAAGTAGCGCTGTAGCCGGTAATTAAAAGTTCAGCGTATCTTTTGTTTAAAGTGAATAACTCATAGCTATTTCCTTTGTGATCATAGTTACCAAACTCAACACCGTGACCCTTCAACTCTGAAGGGTTGAATTTGGGGCAGTACTTTAGCGGTGTGCTTGGGTAGTTGAGTTGCATTATCATTGCGATAATATCTCGCTTAACATTGAAATGCGCCTTGCCTGTCAATTCTGCAATCTCTCGACTGCTCATTGTTAAAACTTCGCTATTTGCTATACTTAGATTGTTCATATATACCTCTTGTTTAATTAACCCGTTGGCGCGGGTTTTTTATTGCGTTTTATTTAGCTCGACAACACCTAATACTATTATGTCGAACTGGTTTGGGTTTGATTTAAATTTGGCGTGTAAGTTTTGCATCGTACAACCAAAAGCCTGAGCTATTTCGCTTAGTGATTTTGCGCCTAGCTCTTTGGCGCGTTTTGCAGGTGTCATTAAACCTCCATCCAAGCAACTACACTAGATTTTATTTCATCACCAGTACACCATTTGTCATTTGATGAGTCGTTATCGTCTATCATATACCTAAGCAACTCATGCGTGCCGTCGCTCATAAAGCAAACGCACAGATCACTTAACCTACAATTACCACCAACATGCTTATCGCAATCAGGAAACATGTTATTTGGTTTGTATTTTCTTTCTCTGTAAAAATCCACACTAAAACCCTAGGCGCTTAAAGCGCCACTAAAAAACCATCATCAAGGATTTTAACATCCTTACCAAAAAACAAGTTGTAAACATCAAAAGCCTTATCACCCTTAACTAAAACCTGAATCTTATCCTCACCAACTAAGTTTACTTTTACATCTGCACCAGTTTCTTCTTTGATTAATTTTACCCATTTTGAATTTAACATTTTATCTCTCCAGTTGTTGGCGTTATTGCCTGTTGATGTGGCTATAATATCAAACTGGTTTTATATGTAAAGTGTTTTTATAAAATATATTTAACTTTATTTCACACACAAAAAAGCCCCGAATTAACGAGGCTTGTTGGTTTGGTTGGGTCCTTAGTTTAAATATTTATCTACACCAGTAGACTTTACTGGCTCTGCTTGTCTGATAGCTCGCTCGTAGTTTGCTATCTCTTTATCTAGGTGTGCAGCTTTTAGTTCGTTACCTAAATCAGCATGAGCTTTCACTTTGGCTTTAAGTTTAGTTACCTGGTCTTTGTAGAAACTAATCATCTTTCTTCCTTGTCAAATTGCTGTAAAAATAAAAGGCAACATTGCGCGTGTGCTAGGTGTGGCTCTCCAGATTCTTCATCTAAAAGCTCGCCAGATTGCCATGCCATAATGTGACGCATGGCCGCATCTAAATAGCGCTGCTGTGGATTCTCAACCTTATTCCAGTTATTAGCACCGTACTTACTTGCGCCGAACTCTAAAACACTCATAACGTCTTTTAGGGGCTCTTGAGGTATAAGACTAAAGCGCGGCTTGCCTTGGTCGAATTTTTTACCTTCTGAACTGCTAGAAGGTCTCGAAACCTTCCCTATTACCGCATCGAATGACTTATTGAACAACTCAGTATCACGCTCAATCATAGCTCGCTTTAATTTACCGATTGCCATTAGTTGTGGGTAGGTTAGCTTTCTGTTTCCATCACCACCTACAAAGTCACTTTTAAATAAACCCTCATCATGAGCTTGCAGTTTATCGCACGGCGAATTTTCAGAAAAATAACCGGTACTTGCATCCTCACCCCATTTAAACCCAAATAACTCAAACACACCTACAGCGCCATTATACTTTTGCTCGGTATCTAGCTCAGATGCTTCTATGTAATCGCCTTGGCGCATTTTGTTTAGCTGGAAGTCGCTGAATGATAAAACCCCATCAAAATCAAAAACACTGACGTTATCAGTTGTTATCAACTCGCCTCTAGAGTGACCCCACGCTCTAAATTGAAATGCGCCAGCAAAACATACCGCCCCATCTTCCCATTCAATATTACTCATTGCTTTTTACTCCAGTCCAAATGTGCATGATTTCTTTCTGTGAATTTAATAGTTACTACAGCGTGCAAACCTTCATAGGTGTGCTGCGGAACTTTGTTTTTAACTCTAATCGAATTAGCTTCTTTTATGGCCTGGTATAAATCAGCCCATATAAAGCAGTCTATTTCTTTGCCTGTTGGGATTACTATCATAAAACCTCCTTTATTAAGTCACTAAAGCCTACATTATACAGCATAAAAATCAAGCTTTAAAATAAATTAAATACACTTAAATTAATTTAAATAAAGTATTGACGTATTCAATCAGTGTGCTAAAGTTCACCTACCGAAACGAAATTAGGCATCAAAATGGGTGAGTTACTAAGACTAGCAATGGCTAGTAAGAATTTAAACAATAAGCAGCTTGCAGAGTTGGCCGGTGTTAATCCGCAATCTGTAGCGCTTATTAAAAACGACAAAGGCGGCACTGTTAAATGCGCAGTTAAGATTTTTGAAGCTATGGACTTAGAGTTAAAGTACGTAGCTAAATAATTAACCTGGAGGTTATATGAGTAATGACATAGTAGAATTTGTTCAGCAGCAAGAAAGCATGTTCTTGGAGCGCGTTTGCGATGATAAGGTTAAGTTTGCTACCGAGTCACAATTCGCAATACAAGCATTTCAAGGAAATGAATTCCTAGCTGATACGGCGCGTAAAAATATGGCCAGCTTACAAAATGCAATTATTAATGTTGCGTCAATTGGTATTAGCTTAAACCCAGCGAAAAAACACGCTTACCTAGTGCCGCGTGATGGCAAGATATGCCTTGATATTAGCTACATGGGCTTGCTTCATTTAGCAATGACTACAGGGTCAATTAAATGGGGTCAGTGCAAGCTTGTTCACGCCAATGATACATACGCATCAAATGGATTAGATAAAGCCCCTGCGCACACTTACAACCCGTTTTTAAATGCTAACGATAGAGGCGCTGTGATTGGTGGGTACTGCACTGTTAAAACTGCCGATGGCGATTACCTAACCGAAGAAATGAGCCTAGATGATATTAAGAAAATTGAAAACTCATCTAAAGCTAAAAATGGCCCGTGGAGAACTCACTGGAATGAAATGGCCCGTAAAACAGTGGTTAAACGCGCCTCTAAATACTGGCCTAAAGTTGAGCGTCTTGATGAAGCAATTCACAATTTAAATACAGATGGTAATGAAGGTTTGCAAGATGCCAAATCAGATCCAGTTGACGTTACCCCGTGTTATGCGTCACAACTTGATGAAATTACATCGCAGTTAAGCCGCATAGGGCGCACTGAGAGCCAATTACTAAACCAGCTAATACCAAAGCTTTTAGGCAAGCAAATAAATGAGCTGCCAGAGCTTACAAGCGATGAGGCTATTAAAGTAATATCAAGTTTACAGGGGTTTGCAAATGCTTAGTACAGTCGAATTATTTAAAAACCTTTCAGAGCTAACTCTTGATAAGTTTGGTTTTGATGGTGGCGAGATTGAGCAAGGCACACCTGAATGGCACAGAATGCGAGCAGGTGTAATTACCGCCAGTCGAGTGTATGACATAATCAAAAAGGGTCGCGCAAAAGGAAGTTACTCAGCAGCAAGGCAAACTTACATGAATGAGTTAATTGCTCAAGTTTGTACTGGCTTATTACCTGAACAGCTAACAGCTAAGCAAGTTGCATGGGGACACGAAAACGAACCTAAAGCATTAGCTCTATATGATCCGTTTGAAGATAAGCAGATAAACCAGATAGCATTTATTTACGGTTTAGATATGCGATGCGGTGTAAGCCCTGACGCGCTAGTTAATGATAATGGCGGTCTTGAGATTAAATGCCCTTGGACAACATCGCAGTATATTGATCAACTGCTAGGTGGTGAGCCAAAGCCCGAATACCTAACACAAATGCAATACAGTATGTGGTTAACGGGTCGCGAATATTGGGATTTTGCAAACTACGATCCGCGCATGAAGAAAAGCAATATTCATGTAGTAAAGCACGAACCAGATTTAGAATTATTTAAAGTCTTTGATGAAGAAATACCAAAATTCATTGAGGACATGGACAAAAAACTAGCCGATATTGGCTTTAAATTTTCAGATATTTACACAAACTAAGGAATTAAAAATGGCATCACGTGGAATTAATAAAGTAATCTTAGTAGGCAACCTTGGAAATGATCCAGAAGTTCGCTATGCGCCAAATGGTAACGCTATCACTAACATCACACTAGCAACAAGCGAATCATACAAAGATAAAAACACCGGTCAAATGGTCGATAAAACCGAATGGCACCGTGTTGTGTTCTTTCAAAAGCTAGCTGAAATAGCGGGTGAGTATTTGCGCAAGGGCTCACAGATTTACATTGAAGGTAAACTTGAAACCAAAAAGTACACTGACAATAACGGCGTTGAAAAATACAGCACAAACATAGTTGTTGATGGTTTTGACGGTAAACTGCAAATGCTTGGCAGCAAGGAAGGCGGCAACGCATCACAAGGCCAAAACAGCCAGGCACAAAGCGGTTACGCACCACAGCAACAAAACGCGCCGCAGGGTGGTTATCAGCAGCAGAATGCACCGCAGCAACAGCAGCAATATCAACAAGCACCACAGCAGAAACAAGCGCCACAGCAGCAAGCACCGGCACCAATGGATAACAGCTTCGACCCAGACATCCCCTTTGCTCCACTAATGTTGCAGCATCCAAACCTGCTATTTAATATTTAACCAATCAAAGCGCCCTTAATTGGGCGCAATAGGTGATTTATGAACAAAATGATTATAGGAGTCGATCCAGACTCAAGCAAAAGCGGCTTTGCTGTTTACTATAATGGCGAGTTAGTTCAGCTCACTTGCTACTCACTAATTGATATTTACCGATATATAAAGTGCGAGGCAACCGACACCGACCAGGAAATTGAGTTACACATTGAAAACGTAAACGGTGTTAGCGCTGCGTTTACCGGTAGAGACTCTAGGCAACCAATGCCGGTCAAGCTAAAAATGGCTCAATTTATAGGTAGGTGCAAGCAAGCACAAATTGAAATTGAACGAATTGCCGAGCATTTCAACATCAAAGTAGTGCATCATAAAGTTAGTAAGATGTGGAAAAAAGACAAAGCGCAATTTGAAAAAGTAACATGCTGGAAAGGTCGTAGTAATGAAGATTCCCGCAGCGCTGCATACTTTGGCTTCTTAGGCTTGACTAAATAGCAGCTAAAACATAAACTGTGTATACGTGCTCCAACACGTTTTACGGATTTGCATCCTACTTAATCTCCAGTTAAGACCTTGAACCCTCCTCGTGAGGGTTTTTTATTACCTAAAAGAATATGCTTATAACTAAACGGTATTTAACTATTCTTATCTAATCACTTAATATTCCCCTATCGAAACAAAGGAGATTAACAGTGATTCAGTCTTTATATTTACCAGAAGAAGATGCAACTTACGAAGCGGCCAAGAATTTAACAATGGTTCGCGAGGAGCAGTTGGAGTTTGCATTAACAAACCTTACTAAGCAGCAGTTAATCGAGCGCATATTCACAGACCGCACCGCAATCGATGTTATGCATCACGAAATAAACATAAACAAAGTTACTCTTGAGTTATCGCATGATGATGAGTTTTGCTTTGAGGTTTTATTTAACTCTGAATGTAAAGATTTAAGCGAGCATCAAAGACTGGTTGATTCAAAGGTTAAAGAAATGATTTCAACTAAGCTTGATGATTTAGCTAGTGAATACGAATATGAATTGGTGCTGGCATGAGTAGAGGCAAGAAATACAATCCAATGAAAGGCGCTTTAGCTAGCGCCCGCAGAGGGCTTCAAAACCTAGCTGTTTTTCATAGCCAAAAAGATAGCGCAGAAAAATACACTTGCTTATGCGTTAACTTTAAAACAACTGAGCAAATAGCGGTTGGCACATCATTAGCCTTTGCAATCGGTGAAATTCGTCACAAGTGGAATATTCACCTACTAGCCACTGGTATTGAGTCAAACGGCAAAAAGCGCTTAGAAGTCGATTACGTGCCAATTACCGAGCCGTTACTGCAAAGTGACTTAGTTGAATATCTTGATTGGAGGCATAAAGATTTAGCCAGTAAATTCAGTGAGCGAAACGAATTAACCAACGTTGCTTGGCTTGCTGTACCGAATGGTGATGATATAAGCCTTGAGCAGATAGACGAAATATTAACTAGGTATAGGGCTTGGTAATGACTCGTAAAAACTGGGAGGCTAGCGAAATTCAAAACTTATTAAGCATGATTTTAGATGGTTTTTTAATAAACGATTTATGCCTTGCTTTTAAGTGCACAAGAAAACAAATTCACACAGCATGTCAAAATAACTTTGATATGCCATTACTTTTTATTAAGCAGAAATATAAAATTAAGGATTCAAAATGAGTAACGAAATACAAACAATAGTTAAATGGTTTTCAGACGCAAAGCCTAACCCTACAATTGAAGATTTAAGCACACAGTATGGATGCCATCTTGAAGAGTTTGCGGAGGGGTTGGAGGTTACTGGTGACGAAGACTCATTTCAAGTGGTGGCAGTCTGTGCTAACAATTATAAATCTCACGATGAACCCTACATTGAAGAGCTATTAAATGTTATGGACTGCGAAAACACTAAGGTGGAATTGCTTGATGCCTTTTGCGATCAAATAGTGACAGCGGTTGGTACAGCTCAGTATATGGGTTTTGACATCATAGGCGCACTAAATGAAGTTATAGCATCTAACGACTCTAAGCGCATGCCTGATGGTAGCTTTCCACTGGATGAAAACGGCAAGATTACAAAAGAGAGCCCGAATTTCTTTAAACCTGATTTATCGAAGTTTATAACTAAATAGCATAACCAATACCTAACCGGTATAACGACAACGTAAAATATCGGTTAGTATTAATAAAAATAAACGGGGGTTAAATGAATATAACAAAGGCAGAAAAGCGAAAGCTTGTGGAGTTGTCGGGCTTAAATGGCTTTCATAGCGCGGGTAGTCCTCCCAGCGCTGTTTTAAAGTCGCTTATGAGTAATGAGCTTATAAATATTAACAACAAGCGAATAGAGCTTACAGGTAAGGGGGAGGCTGTAGCTTTAAGTCTCAAGTCTAAAAGAATTTAATAAACAGCAAGGTATCAGTATATAAAAAGCCCGCAATTAAGCGGGCTTCTTGTTACTTAAGCCACTAAACGCTAGCTAACCGTTTTAAGCTTAACATCGGTAAACCTAACGCTACTTGTTACAGAGCGCACACCAAACCCAGCCCATTTGGCACCAGCAGGCACTTTCACGATTGTTTCAATGTAGCGCCAATCCGTACCAATAGTTGGAGGGTTTGACGTTGTTTTAAAGCCGTTCGCAACACCTGTTGAATCAGAGTAATAAATACCTATTTCCATCTGTGAACCAGTCGCAGACGCTTTAAACCAGCCGCTAACAATTATTTGCTTACCTTCGTAAACGGCCACGCCTGTACTAGCCGAATCAGCTAACGAATCTGTATTAAGGGTTGTTGCAAACGCTTCGCCTGTGGCAACCAACTCTAAGCTTGAACTTATGTTCACACCTTTTATAGTTGGTGCATCTGATACAGGTGATAAGGTGGTTCCAGAACCGTAAGCCACATCTAGAAACCAACCCGCGTCACTAGAACAAGACGTATCAACGCCCACGTTGTCCAGCGTTGAAAAACCCCTATTAGATGACATATACATGTCGATACGTGAACCATCATCATCATTACTTGAAAGGTTCGTTATCTGCATGCGGTACGGTATCGCATCTTTGTTATCGGCGTCCTTGAATATAGCGTTAGTTAAGAAATTCTCAAGGTCAACGTTTTGCACTTTAACGTTCATCGTTTCATTGCTGTTATGCTTTATAAAACCACGGTTAGCGTTTGTTGCTGAGGTTGGTTTTCTAAATCCACAGTTTGAAATTGATAAGCTACCCGTTGCGTTTTCGTCAATCTCGATGTAATCCGCCGAAGCATTTGACATAAGTGACGTGATGTTCGACATCTTGGTTGTGCCACCATAAACATAATAGTTCGGGCAAGCTATTTCGATAGATACGTTAGATAACTTCAATGTGCCGTCGTGTATATCAACACCCGTCCCAAGCTGGGTATCAGTTTTAAGTATCTCACCACCTGTCACAAGTAAGTTACCTTTATGCATTACGATAGCTTTAGCGTCTTCGTAGCTATACACGCCTGGGTTCGTAAGCTCCCACTCGTTACGAATACTGTTAATTGTAGAGTCAGATATAAATAAGAAACCGTTAGTCTGGTTCATGTAAACAGGCACTTGACAACCACGCGTATTAAAGTGAGCGATACTGTTCTCAGATTGAGGGGCGTCTATCACAGTGTCACCGAAGAATTGCCCGAACAGCAAACCGTATATACAGTTAATTAAAGCAAGCTCTTTGATTTTATTATACTGTGCAGGTGCGCTATTAGATTTAGAATACCAATGCAAAGCACAGTCGTAATTAGTGTTGAAGTTTTGGTCAACCTTAAGGCGTTCAAACGTAATCTGTCTACCCGTTATTTCAACAACGCTTTTGACGCTAGACGCGGCGTTACCTATTACATTAACGTTACCAGAGTAAACGGCACCGTTAGTGTTAAAAGATATTTGAGATACTGAAAACTGACGATTATAAGGAAACCTAACATCGACATAGTTATCTATAACGTACTGTATAATACTGGTATCATCAGTTGAGCCGTCACCAACCACACCGAATTTCAGAACATCGACAGCTCCAGATATGTTAGCTTCAATATATGTTGTTGAGTCAATGCTAAATATCGAACCACCATCTTCAGTGTGATCTCCAAACCTTAAAACGCCCCAATTTCCACCGCCATCAGCTTGAGAGTAATATCCGTTCCATTCCACCCTAGTTCCGCTGGGAAGGCTAGAAAGGTAGTCGGCGCTTGTCATTTCTGAAACGGTGTTAAAAGGAGGGATGGCAAGCAAAAACAACTCCCACTTTGACGTAGTTGGGCTGTCGGTGTTTGAGTTGTAAAGAGACTTATACAGCGACCCATTAAAATAAACTACATCGCCATAGCTGTATTCAAAAGCACCATTATTGCTTGCTGCATCTATGAACTCTGGGTATGTACGCTCCTGCCAGTGCTTTATGTTCGCTGTTATATCGTTAAATAACTGATTTGTTTTATCGCGCTCGACAAACTTAGCATCTGGATCTGTTTCTGGGTTTGACTCGTAAGGAGCTGTATAGCCAGTTTGATAATTAACTTCGTTTCCGCTTGGCTCATTTGGTATTGAGTCGCGATCGCCTAGTTGCGCGAATGGTGTTATAAATCGTTTTGCCATGTTTCACCTGTTTAGGTTTTGTTTGATTTTCAATCTTATGCGTTATTTAAGTTCTAGTTACTAACAGATATTATGGCTCGAATATTCGTGCCAGCCGGTAACGCTGCGGTTGTTTTATTCATCATCCAAACGCTAACCATCCCCCTATCTCCGAAAGTACTTGTGCTAACGGCGCACATTAAATCCACGCTTTGAAGAGTAACAGTGTTATATGCCTTTATCGTAAATGGGTTTTTATCCAGCGTGTACGACATAGTGTGAAATATAAAGCACCTCTCCACAGCGCCAGCAGATAAATTATTTGCCAGAGTGCAATCAACTAAGAATTCATTAGACTGCAAGTACTGCCCACCATTGAAGCTAGCTAAGTCTTGAGTAGCAGAAGCCGTTACCATTTCACCACCTGTAACGCTTGTTTTTGAACCTGCTCTTTTAACTTGCAGGTTACTCGTAGCTATTAATGTAGCGTCAGATTCTGAGACTATATCGTCGGGTGAAACCGGAACTGCGGTTATAAATTTTAAATCGCACCCTCTGAAACCACCTTTAATAAGTCTTGAGTCAGGAGATAGTAAGCCACCGTTCCAAGAGTGAGAATATATATTTTGGTTATTCACTGGGAAAGATGACTTATTAATTAGAAAACTAGCGTCACTACGTTGGTTGTCTATGGCCTGCAAATCCACAAGGTTTGAGTCCCAATCACCCGTCTTAGTATGTTGCCCATCATCGTCGAAAACTACAGCATCCTTAACGCCCGACAAGAAATTGACTCGTATCTCGTTTCCTTGCTGCACTGATTCATCGGCGTGTTGCTGGAAGACAATACCATCATCACACACACCTATTTGGACGCCCCTCACTATATTATCTAAACTTCTATCTGATTTCGCGTCTGATAGTGACTCAATAACTAACCCTTGTCTCGAACCGCTCAGGGTGTGAAACTCAACCTCGTTAATACTACCTCGAATCACCAAAGCTCTATCCATATTGGCGATTGTTCCGAAAACCTTTTTTTTACCATTCGATGTAGCAGAGTTATCTATAATTACACTCGTTGAACCATTGCCAATCAAAGCACCTCTAGACTCTTGCAGTACGTCCATTGAATTAGGCAGTACAATATCCCTAGAAACACTTATATTCGAGTTGCCCAGGTATAGTTGTTTTCTGCTAGAGTCAGCTAAAGCTATAGCCTCATCTAATGCATCATCCCACGTGTTGGTATCGGTTTTAAACTCCATCACGGATACTTTTTGCAAGTCAATCAGACTGTTAACCGTTTCTAATAAGTTTGCTGTTGTGCTTGTTCCACAAGCTAGTTTTTCTAAAGGCATGGAATTTCCCCGTAATCTGCAAGTATTTTATTGCAAGCTATCACCCCGTTTTCGTCATACCAAGGATCTGCAAGTGCTATGTCATAATTAACGCATGAAGGTCTAGGCAGTAAGTCGTAAGCCCTTAGAACGTCGGTGAAGCTAATCAATACTGGATTAGCTATTACATAAGTATACGTCATATCCAAGTTATCAAGAACGTAAATTTGACCTGCGCCAAACAACTGCTCTAGCTTCTGATTTATCTCTGGCGTAGTTGAACGCATATTAAGTATAAACGCCTTTAGCTGTAGCATGATTCGCTTTTGCTCAACGGACAGACTGTCTACTCTTGAAGCGTTTTTACCAAAGTTACCATTGTTAAAGTTTTTACGTTCCTCGCCAAAAAATATGGCAGGGTAATCAACAGGAGATTTTTCAGAGTTATCAAATATTGGCAAATCTAAAATAACAGACCAAACAGAAAGCCCAAATAAATTAGCTGTTCTAAGATCGAAAACATCAACGGACCAATCACTCCAAAATTCACAATGGTTTTTTTCGTACCATTCCTGTTTTAAGCTGATTAACTTATTTAGGTTTTCAGCGCTGCCCCTCTGCCAATCAATCGCCTTTTTTAAATCAATGCTACATTGGTAGGTCATAGTATAAGCACCTGTACCGAGTCGGTTGTTATAGTGGCCTTTTCAAATATCTGTATTTCGATTGTATCAGTGGTGAATGTTGGGAATATGGCAGGCTCAGACACTTCACACTTAGACACGAACACGTTTGAAACAAGCTCATTAACAGCAGCTGCAATTTCAAATGGTGAAACATTTCCACCTACAACAAAGCCTTCCTCACCATCAACAAGGCCACCAGCGTAATCAATAACAGCTTGCTTAACAGCCTCTCTTTGGTCTACTCCAATAGGTGATTTGATTGTTATTCTTATGTTTACAGGGATTAAATCAGGTCGATCAAATTGAACTGGTATTTCTTGCCCTGAAACTGGGTCGGTAACAACATGAGTTGTATTGCCGTTGAAATTAGTGCCGCCGCTTCTTGAATTGTAGTAAGCCTCAGCAATGTCTTTATCGCTGCCGCCATCAACACAAACATAAGTTGAGTTTGGGATCATTGACTTTCCATCTATAACAACTTGCGAGCTATAAAAGTTTTCTCTAAACGTTAGGCTGGAAACGTTTTCAACTTCACTTATAGCAGCTATGATTGCGTAAGTGTTGTTATTGGCGTTTAGTGCTAACTCAAGGTTTCGTTGCGATCTAGTTGATATGTCGCTTTGCTCAAGTTTGCCGGGTGTTGCTGCGCTATCGTTTTTGATGGTTTCCCAGCCAAGTTCTCCACCGCTTGAGATTTTATTAATCTCACCAGCCGCCGCAGTTATAGGGCCATACTCAACACTAAAAAAGCTTGCGTCAATTGATCCGCTTGCTGGTATTGTTACCGCTACCGACAACTCCCACTCGTTACCGTTTTCATCTTCGGCCAAACTACCCGCTGGAATGTTTGTGCCAGAAACTCCGCCTAGTGTACATTCTGCGGTTGACCTTTCAGCCCCATCTCGCTCGCCACCTGAAAAAGCGTATATGGCATCAAGGAAAGCGCCCTCTGCATAATTAGGGTTTATTTGGTTGGCTAGTTTCGCATTATTTCTAAGCACAGACATACGGCTAGTGACTTCGGCGTCAATTTCTCTGGCTTGCTCCGATGATGAATCGACAACAAAGTCAGCGCCATAAACTTCTTTGTACTCTGCTTCAACCTCAGCCTTTACCGTCGATGTGTCAGGTATAACAACACCGTAAGCCGTAATATAATCATACGTTGCCATTAATTGAGCCCGTCCCGTAAATAGTTTTAATAGTTGCTGTATATGATAACTTATTATTGCTTTGCGAGTAAGTGAATGATTGAATGCTATTCACTCCCGAAATATTAAGCAGTTGTTGTCTAGCTTGTGATTCAAACAGTTGCAAGTTTTGATTACCATTAAACACGTTATTAAAATATTCAATGCCTTTTGTTTGATCGTATTGCAGTTCTTTGAATTGCTGCCTCATTACTTGCTCGCATGTTTGCATCAAAGCGTTAATGTCATACAGGTATGAAAAAACGCCATTCACAACAACTCGATCACCACTGTCATTTACTTCAATTGTTTTCATTATATATTAGTCCCAGACGTTTCAGTTACTGGCGATGTTCCTACTTTATAAGTACCAGCTAAGTGAGTGTGTTCAGCAAGTTCTTTCCCGTTTATTACCGCACTAGGTGCTGTAACTGATACAGGGCTTGTAGCTGCACCACTTGCGTCAATGGTAAAGTTATTTAAATTAAAACCACCAGGCGCAACACCTGTTATCGTATCGCCACTTAAAACAAACGTTATGCTATCCTTGGTGATTCTTATCTCTTCTTCATCCATCGCTATTTTAACGTTGCCCTCACGGTTTTGGATAACTACTGCTCCCTCATCTTCACCTGCAATACTAAAGTTGGTCATAATGTCTGGCACAAAGCGCGAGTCGCTAAAGTCGTGCATACGCTCAGTGTTTGGCTTTGCCTCGCCGTATGACTGCTTAAACAGGCTTATATCTCTATCGCTGGCACTAATCCAGCCAAGATCGCCCGCTTTAATATTGAATGAAATTAAAAAGCCACCTGCTCCGCTTGTCTCAACTGGTATACCTTTAATCTCAGCGCGTGGCACTGTATTTTTATCTGTATCAACAATCATTATTTGTGGCTGAACATCAACAAATTTTCTATCATCAGAAACAGAAACAACCTTTACTGGCAGACAGTTTTGCATTTTCTTTTTAACGTGCTTAATAATGACATTAGAAAGCCCCGTTAATAAATCTTCATCGTTTACGTTTGTAGATGATCTCATTGTATTCTGTTAGCCTCTGCAATTAGGTAAAACTGATCGTCTCTGCTTGCTATATCAAAGTCTAATTTATATACGCAGTATGAGCCATTTAAAACAGGATTAATTTCACTTTCAAGATCAATCTGTGAACCGACTTGTGTTACCGAGTCAAACAACATTGTAACTTTTACACCGTTTTCAGTACCTTCTGGTATTCCAATCATGCCTGTATTTTTATTTAACACTCTGACAGTTGCGCCAACCTTTGGCACCCCCGAAGGTTTAATGTATAAAATGCCATTATCTTGATAAACGTCCGCGCTTGCTAATTCAGCTAATTTTTTTATC